AGACAAAGAACGTCTTTCCTGTTGCTGATTCTCCTGCGATTGCAGTAATCTTATTCTGAGGTAGCCCACCATAAATGCTACCGGAACAAAGAGCATTAAAAATATAGCTCCCAGTATCGACAAAACCACTAACATCAGCAGTACTAAGGCCATCAGCAACAATCGTAGCATATTCATTACCTGTCTCCTTAATTACATTTTTTAAAAAGTTAGACATTTTTTTCTCCTATCTTCATTCTTTTTCCTTATCATATTATTATATCATATTCCAAAGAGATTTTCAAGCGTAGCTCGCCTAGTATGCCTAAAAAAATCAAACTCTTTATTCTTACTAAAACACCACACATTCTCAATATAAATTTTATTCATAAACTCAACCAATTCTTCTTTGGTTTGAAATTTATTCTTTCCTTGAGGTCGTTGCATGATTCGCATACCAACTTGACCCATCCAATAAGGCCTTAATGAATCAACCAACTCATCACCCGAACGATAACGAATACCTTTTATTTTAGGATCCATAATGTTTACTAATAAGAACCCATTATCACTTAATGACTCAAAACTATGTTGAGCTACTGGGAGATAAAATTCATCTCTCCAATTATCATACTCATTAAATTTTGCCCACGACTGGTCTTCTTCAAATTTACCACCTTCGTTATATCGCTCGGTAGAAAAATATGGGGGAGATGTAAATGCACAATCAACATTCTTTATTTCTTCCCATGGCAAATCTTCTGCGCCGCATCTATATAATTGTACCGTCTTATTACTAGTCAATTTACTATATTCATCCACCATCTGGTGATAAATTTCAAATGTATTTGGGTTTGGATCACAGCCTATATAATGGGTTGCGTTTGATGCAAAGAAACCAGCAAGTCTATCACCCCAACCCATAGATGTATCAAGTACCGTCTTGGCATCGGTCATGTTATAGATACTTTTTGCAACTATAGGCTTAAACTGTGTTGCAATATAAGTGCCCAAACGAAACGCTGACATATAAACCTCAGGAGTTAATTCTTCATTGGTATTGATACCTCTCCATATTGCACCAATAGAACTCCATATTTTTTTAGCTGTGCCTTCTTCCCACACTTGGGCTGGAGCTTGAAAACTATACGAACCACACCGCAACCGTAAGTGATTCATAAAATAATCACTACAAGTATTATATATTGATGATGTATCTATAAGGCCTAAACCATGTTCTGCAAAATTATATTTGTAGTCATCATACTTTTCAAACACTTCTCGCTCAAGTTGGTCAACAGGAGATATAAATTGTGTATAGTCTAGTGTTTGTAACTTGTGAAAGTTTTTTACCATATCTGCATATGATATTTCTTTAAAAGGAAATGGAGGACGTTCAGTTGCAATATAATCTGCTAAGGTTAAACGAAACTCTTCCTTACCATACTTCGCCGTACAATACTTAAACTCACCTGTATTTAAAACAGGAAGATTATTACTATTTCTATGACTATGAAGGTACTGATATAATTCTTCTATCATCCAAATAACGCTTCTAAGGTTCTCTGTGTGCCATAACTTCTATCAACTTTCCAATCAATGCTTTCTAAAATCAAATCAATTGGATCAACAAAAGATTTTTCAAATTGTAAATCTCTATCTATCGTATCATGTAAATTAAATTCTTTGGGCAATTCTCCAAGAAAAGCAATAACATTAGATTGTAAAACATTTGGAGTTTTAAGCAATACATATTTTAATTTCTCACCATCTTGTATCAAAGGGTACTTGTTATTCAACTTATGTTTATTAACAAGATAATTATACATGATAGCACCCTTAATGTGCATTGGTGTACCTTTCTTAAAAATAGTAGTCTTATCACCCCACTTACGAATACCATTTACTGACCTAGGAAATGCCATTGCTTCGACTGGCAATTCCATAAACTCTTTACGAAAAGTTTGAATAAACTTATTAACTTCCAATTCACCCTCGCCTACAATCACCTTTAATGCTTCACGAATACGTTGACGACAAGCGTGTGGTGTGGATGATTTAACTGCTTCGATACCCATAACTTTCAGTTGTGGTTCGTTATATCTAACCCCTTCACTATCAATCACGTTCAGAATATATCGTTTCTTAGCAGTCCATATACCTTTATCAGCAATAACTTCTCTAGCCATGTCCATCTTATTTTCATAAGCGTTTATATACGAGGCAAGGTCTCGATAACATCCATCAATAAACGGTTGTATTTTATCTGTAGCGACTTGATCCAAGAATTTGGTAATTCTGTCAGAAGATGCATCTCTGTCACCAAAAGACTCACGTACCAACTTATCAAAGGTAACATATATAGAGTCAGTATCAGATGCGACAATGTAATCTTCGCCTTCTGTCTGACATATTTGATTGATATACCCATTAACTTTATCCTCAATCCATCGTATACTCAACTGCCCTGCTGTCGTAATAGCAGTAGCAATCCTTTCATCGTAATAACGGAAAAATTCATTACCCATAGAACCGTATGCACTATTAAGCGCAATCTTTCTAGCCATCTGAATGTTGTGATAGGTAGAAATTTGTTTAGTATATTTGGAATCTTTTGTATCTTCATATCGTTGTTTTGCTTCCAACATATATTGTTTAAACTTTACACGGTCAGTATAAAACTTTTCCATCAATTCGGAAAAGAATCCTCTAATGTCTGTACGAAAACACGCACCGTTAGGAGTTACAGTTAACCCCAACTTCGGTAACATTGTTGTGTCTACTTCTTGGTCCAAAAGTTTCTCTACAGAAATTTTATTAGGATACTGCTCTCTTATCAAAGTTTCTGTAGAAATATTATATTGCATGATTAAATGTGGATACAAACTATTCAAATCAAACGACATGATCCAATTGTGCTGGCCTACTTGTGGTTCTTTTACATATGCACCAACATACTTAGCTCGTTTCTCATGTTTCCTTCGTTGAGGAATAACAATATTTTTATTCTTTAAGAAATTAAATGTAATAACATCCCACATTCTAACCTGTGAATAAACATCATTATAATTTATCTTCGCTTCATAAGCCATAGTCAACATCAAAGTAATCATTGCCAAACGGTCTTCTAAAGCATCTACAAGCTCTACATCTTTAATATTATAATCTATAAAAGACTGATAATCTTTTGTATACCATTCTTTAAATGTATCAAACGGATTAGGATCTTTCTTGACGCCTAATTCTACAAAAGCAATATTGTCTAAAGAAAATGATTCTTGGTCTGTATAAGTAAATTTCTTATACAGGTCCATATAATCTAAATTTGATACGCCCCAAATATTATATCGGGTAATATTTCTACCAAATGTGGAAGTGTTTTCTTCTGTCACCATTTTCCATGGGGACATATTTTGCATAAACTTATTACCGAATAAAGATTTTATTCGATTACAAAGATAAGGTATATCAAAGAAAGTAGTATTCCAGCCTGTGATTACATCAGGCTGAACCTTCTGCATGAAGTCTACAAACTTTTCAAGTAATGCTCTTTCATCTTCACACCAAATATAATCTACATCGTCACGGGTATTATTATAATCATATATACCCCATACTAAAATTCTTTTAGTGAGATGATTCTTAACAGTAATCGCTAATACTTCTTCTTCTGCTACATTCGGATCGGGAAAACCATTCTCACTTGCAACCTCTATATCAATAGTAAGGGTTAGAATCTTATCTTGTTCCCAATTTACTATACCCTCATATTCATCTGAAATATAGCAATATTGCCATCTCTCCATACCATAGACTAAATCAATTTGCGATTCATAATTTCTTAAAAACTCTCTAGCTTGATTAATACTACCAAACTTAACAGGCTTTGCGTATTGGCCTGTTAGAGTTTTAAACTTGCTTTTCTTAGCTGAAGGAACAAATAAAGTAGGTTGATACTTTATTTTACGCATGATACGCTCCCCATCTTCGATTGCTCGGAGATAGAGCGTATCACCCTTTAAAATTATATTTGTGTAAAAATTATCTGTCATATGGATATTATATCACATATCCATTATCCAGTCAACACTTGTTTGGTATCTACCTTTACTTCAGGTACTACTATACCGGAACCAAAAACCTGCCTATAGTTATTAACTATTTCTTCCTGAGGTTCTACAATAAACACTATATTATCTGTTGATATTTCAAACATCTTATCCTTAGCAAAAGGTACCCAGGGTCCAAACCCCATCTGTACGGGACCAGATGCTGTAGTGCCTGCCATAGGCATTAACATCGCTGGATTTTCTAATGTTACTGTATCTTCATTCACATCAATATCGGCTACTAAATCTTCACCAGTTTTCAATCTCAATAATCTAATCATTATAACTTCTCAAACCTTCTTTTTGTTTCCTATATTATACTTAGTTTCTAACAACCAATCTTCCTTTTCTCTATACGATAAAACTTTTATTTGTGACAAAGGTGCTTTATCGCTGGCATCGCCCAGAATCTCTACTAAGCCCCAATCTGATAATAGCCCTGCTATAGTATTTCTTCTCTGTATATCATTGATACTAATATTAGCTGGTTTACCATCAAGTGCAAACAACTCTTTAAAATGCACTAAAAAATATCTACCTTGTTTATGTAATATGTGACAAGATTGATAAAGTTTTCTTTCTTTGCGGGATGCAATGCCGATACGGGATAAGGTTTCTCTAACTTTTAAAAAATCATCTGCTTCCGCCAACTTGATTTCTAACATCAAGTCGGGATGCCAAGCCAATTCGTCCATATCGAATCTCCATTATTATCATTATTATAGAGATATTTATTTTTTCCCGCCTCTTGACAACACTCCCTTTATATAGTTTATGTCCTTTTCACTTAATATGTCTAATGCAACTTTAGCTTTTTCATTGCTGTACCCAAAATACTCTTTAACTATATCTATATTTTTTATCTTCTTTGCTTTCATCCAAGGAGCAAATCGCTTCTTCTTAGAAAGACCATACAATAAAAAATCATACTGTAATTTTTTATCTAACCAATGCAAACGATTCATCTCATTGGCATATAATACCGCATCTGATATCCCAGACAAACACTTATTGATAATAAATGCTGGATATTTTTTCTCCCAAAATTCATCGCCATCTTCTACCATCAAGTTAGTCTTGTTGGTATTGATACTATTCAAATAATCTTTTAATTCGTACATAACCTAAACATTATTACCTCTTCCATAATTATACACTCTAATACCCCTCTTTGTCAAGTCTGATGTTTGCTCTGTTTTGCCAAAAGGATCAAAAATTACACTGTCTTTATTAAAGTCAAAATCTTTAAATTTATTATGGTCATGCATTACATAAATTAATGGTTCTGTTATCTCCTTGGGGTGTTTATCATACCATACACATAGAGAATTTTCAGTTAGTTTCATTATCTTTTCTAATTGATAACCCAATAAGATAGCAGGAGATCCTTCTAATTGAATAACGCCAGGCTTAAACCCACTACCTAAAATACACACTCGATAATTTGCTATCCCCTTAATAATTTTAGCCATATTCAATGCTTGTTTTTCTCTTGCTAACATTATGGCATCAAATAAATCATATCCTAAATCTAATTCTAAAGCTAAAGACCGTAACGCAATATTATCTCTTGGGTGACAACCACCACCATCGCCTAAACCGGCGCTCATATATTTGGGTCCCATAATTCTATCAGTTGAATTTTTCAAAGCATTAGTAACCACATCAACATTCATATGACCCAATCTTTCGGATACATCTGCTATCATATTCACCAAGGACAACTTAGTTGAGATAAAAGTATTATAAAATATCTTAATAGATTCCGCTTCTTCCCATGTACCAACTTCAAAACGAGTTCCTTCTACCACAATATCTTTATAAAACTCTTTTAAGGTTTTAGCATCTTCACTAATACTTCCATCTTCAGTACCTATAATTACCATCTCTGGTTTTACCATATCATATTTTACAGTGCCTTGAGCAATTAAATAGGGATTGTAAATAAAACGTCCATGTTTAATCAACGGAACAATATGCCGCCTTACTCGACCAGGTAACACAGTTGATATCAAAACTATTAATGTTTTATGGTCTACAAGTTTATCAATAGTTCCTATAACTTTTTTTACAGTACCATAATCAAAATCTTTAGGTCGTAAATGGCTAGTCGGATATCTACCATCGTAATCTTTATGGTGTGGGGTAGGAAGAGCCACAAATACTATATCTTTTCCTACAACAGCATCGGCCAAAGAAGAGGCCATTTTAATATACGTTTTAACTGGAGCAACATCATAGCCCGTTACATCATAACCACTATCATGTATAACTTCAGCTACATCTTTACCTAACTTTCCAACGCCAACGAAACCTACTCTCATATTAAAGTCTCCACAATATGTCTAATCACTCTATAAGGATCTGCATTAGCAGCCGGCCGTCTATCTTCAAGATAACCATTCCAATTATTATCTACAGTAACAATAGGTATGCGTATACTAGCACCCCTATCGCTAACCCCAAAGCTAAACTTCTTAATAGATTGTGTTTCATGTTTACCTGTTAACCTTTTTTCATTATCAGAACCATATTCGTGAATAGCACTCTTATGAGATTGGCCTAACTTTTTACAAATATCTTCCAATTTATCTTTAGAGCTACGATGTCTCATTTCATCATTAGAAAAGTTAGTATGCATACCAGAACCATTCCAATCACCTGTCTGTGGTTTAGGTGCAAAATTAATAGACACTCCATGTTTCTCAGACACCCTTTGTAAAATGTATCTGGCCATCCATAAGTCATCACCTGCTCCAATACCTTTACCTAACACTTGAAACTCCCACTGACCTAAAGCAACTTCTGCGTTGGTCCCAGTTATTCCAATGCCAGCATTCATGCAGGCCTCAGTGTGTCGGTCTACTATCTCTCGACCCACTACA